GAATACCCGTATATTTATTCTATTTTATTTAATTTTTGGGATATTTAACGATTTACATTGAATAATCCGTCATGGCGGATTATTTAATGTAAAATTAGACATTTCACATGAAGTATTTTCATGGGAAAGGGTTAACGATTTTAGTTTTTCGAGGGTGCGGAAAATCAATGGGTTAGAATCATTATGATATAATATATTTATAGTATATCATAATTTAGTAATGTCATCTTTAGAATTAAAAAAATTTGATATGAGAACCATTACATTTAAACCCGACGAAAATAAAGGTCCTGTTATTGTTATGATTGGACGACGTGATACGGGTAAATCATATCTAGTAAGAGATTTATTATATCATCATCAAGATATTCCGATTGGCACCGTTATTTCGGGAACAGAAGCCGGAAACGGATTTTATGCCAGTCATGTGCCTAAACTATTCATACACGAAGAATACAATACTGTTCTTATTGAAAATGTATTGCGGAGGCAAAAAATTGTGCTAAAACAAATGAACAAAGAAATGGAAACCTACCGGCGTACCACCATTGATCCACGTGCATTTGTTATCTTAGATGATTGTTTGTATGACCAATCGTGGACTCGTGATAAAATGATGCGTTTGCTTTTCATGAACGGGAGACACTGGAAAATCATGTTGATTATTACCATGCAATATCCTTTGGGTATACCCCCGAATTTGAGAACAAACATTGATTATGTATTTATTTTGAGAGAACCTTATATGACCAATCGCAAGCGAATATGGGAAAACTATGCCTCCATGTTTCCTACTCTCGAAGCATTTTCCAGTGTAATGGACCAAACTACAGAAAACTACGAGTGTTTAGTCATAAACAACAATGCAAAATCTAATAAATTGAATGACCAGATATTTTGGTATAAAGCCGAAAGTCGACCCGATTTCAAATTGGGGTCAAAGGAATTTTGGGAGATTTCCAAGAACATGGGTTCGGACGATGAAGACGAAGCCTATGATCCTAGCAAATCCAAAAAACGGAATGCCGGTCCATCTATTAATGTAAAGAAAAACAAATGGTAATTTTACAAGTAAAGAAATAATATATTATACAAATAATATATTATATAATGGGGAAAACACCAAAAAATAGAAGTAAAAGATATAAATCATCATCTAAATATATTAGGAATTCAAAATCACGCAGTAGAACAACTTCACAATCACAATTCCAAAGCCAACTCAGATTAGGAACACAAAGTCGAAGACAACGAAGAAGTCGACAATCAAGAGACCAATCTTATATTCGTGAATTGCCATTGAATTTATCGCAAGAAATTAGAGATGAATATAATACAATTGCACTAAGAACACAGGATAATTTGACTCCATTATTATACCGTTTAGACAATCGTGTTCATTTTATTTTTTTATTTGCAGGCAATGCATATGTAGAACAAATTTTTGTATCATTTTTAATTAGTTCCAATATTAGTATTGAAAGTATTAGTTTTGTGGATCTACATTATAATGAGAATAATATGCAAAATATTCGTAGAGGATTTCCAGGAATTGTTTGTATGTTTTATGGGGTAGATGAACTAGATAGTCTTGTAATACATCCAAATTCAATTTGTCTGGGAATTAGACCACAAATTATAGGTGAAAGTGGGTCTGAAATAAATAGATTTATTGCTAGATATTATACTACAAATCATTTTCCTATTTATTTAGTAAACTACGAAAATATAATTCGTATTGAAGAAGGTGAAGATATATCTCATGCAATACGTCGCCTGTATCATCCACAAGGCTTCATGAAAAGTTAATCCTCTTTTTCTTTTTCGCTTTCCTTTTCACCACCAATACGTTCAATGGCTTCCGCAAATTGTTGTTCGCGCGCTTTTGTAGTATCTGTTTCCGCCGCCTCTCGAGAATCGAAATCCACTGTTTCTTTTACACCAATTAGATTTCCTTCTTCATCCATGGTTTGTGTAAGAACATTACCACTCTTATTTGCCAATTTAATGTTTTCTTCAATGGCCTTCTTTTTGGTTTCTTTAATACGTTGTTCAAACTCTTGTTTGGCTTTGGCCTCGTTCTTGATCTTCTCTTGATGAAGTTGATTCAATTCTTCTTCCATAAACTCAATCTTGCCTGTTTTGTATGCATCAGGATCCCATGGAATCCAAATTCCTACAGGACCTACAAAAATATCATGATTCGGGTCATATTCGCGCAGTGTTTTGCATTTCATTTCAGCCTCTTCTTGAGTTGAAAACACACCACGTACCTTGAGTCCTCGTACAGAGGTTTGGAACTGATGTTCTTTATTGAATTTTTCATTTAGCCGAGTCTCATTTTTATCCATAAAATTATAAAAATCAGTTTCAATCGTGGTTTCTTTTAATTTAGACTCTTCTTCTCTCACGAATTCATTCAAATCTTGAATTACATTTTCAATATTTAAACTGTATTTGTATGACAAAAAATGCATGAATTCCGAAAACTTTTCAAGAGATTTAGACAAATCCCATTGTTTAACAAATTGTTCAAACAAATATAATTCGCGTTGTTTTAGCACCTTTTCTGGTGAAATAAAAGACATACATACAAATTTTTGTCCGGCAATTGGTTGATCTTCATCACATACATCAATATATTTAGGATTCGGTTTTCCATCCTTATTTAGTTTTCTTTCAAATCCAGACATTTTACTACAATAATACAATTAAGATACTATTGTATTTATATTATTTTTTATTTATTTGTTTTAGCACATTTTTTTTGATAAAACAATATTTTTTTGTTTTACTATAATATATAAAACAAATGAGCGGTTTCGATTTTGGAGAACTTGTTAAAAGAGCCATCAAATACCTCGTCGAAGGTCTTGTTGTTGCCATTGTTGCTGTTCTTGTCCCCAAGAAGGCTCTCAATGTTGAAGAGATTGTTATAATTGCTCTCACTGCTGCTGCCACATTCAGCATCCTTGATGTGTTCATCCCCTCCATGGGATCATCCGTCAGACAAGGTGCTGGTCTAGGTGTAGGATTCAACCTTGTTAAATTCCCAGTTGCTTAAGCGCGCGTGTGAAATAACTAAAAAATACATTTTATTTTCATAAATAATATTTTACATAATATAAAATATTATTGTTTATGGTATCATTGATTGTAGATGACTCTTACGTTTGTATTATTAATTCATCAATTCCTTCCAATGTAGTATACAGATTTGGATATTTTTGTTTGAATTCTTTCAATTCATTCATGTAATCCTCCAAATTGGATTCTAACAATTCGCGTGTTACTTCATCCCAATCATTTACAATCAAACATGGAAATACATTGTATAACTTATCAAATGAAGTATTGGTCCGTTTTACAATTGGAATCGAATCCAAATAAATGGCTTCAAAAAATCGGTGAGTGGCTTGTCCTAATCCAGTAGGAGACAATGTATAATATGATTCATGTGTACATTTATAATTCAATTCAACCGGTACTTTCCAACAATGAATCGAGAGTTGGGGAGGATATTCATTTTTTATAAGATTCAATACAAATTCTTTTTCTCCCAACATTTCTTCACATCGTAATCTCTCAGAATGACTGTCTTTGAAACACATATAACATAAATATTGTTTTTCACGCTTCTGTTTTGATTCATTTAATAAAATGTTTTGCGAAAAATGTTCATGTGCAGGAAAGACTTCTTCTCCATCGCGTATTCCTAACGGCATATTATGGATTTTGGGATGGTCAAAATTATTATTTTGTAAATACATTTCATTTGTGTAATATAATAAAATATATACAATATTTTCATCTATTGTCGGTTCACCCATAATATAAAAATTTAATTTCAAATTTTTTTCATAAATAATATTTATAAAATGATTTATTGCTTCTATCAAATTATGTGTATGCATGTTGATATAAACATTGTCATTGTTTTTTAGTGTTCTTATCATATCTTCATTTAATTCTATTCCATACGGAAAATTCCCTTGAAAACGATTACATAATGCATATTGACATTTGAGTGCAAATCCAAATTGGGACAATTGAAATGTAATATTCTTTTGAATACGTTCTTTGATGGCATTGTAACGTGTTATACCGGGTTTTTCTTCAACCAAATCCATATATTCAGTATAATAATATACAATTGTATATTGTATTTATTTTATTTTTATGTATTATATTGTTCCGCAAAATTCCCAATCCAAATCTTCGCACACTTTTTTCCATATCATATCTTGTTCCAATTGTTTTGTACGGTCTTTCATAAGCGGAATATATGGCAAATATTGGGTTTGACCTAACAATACACACAATTGATAAAGTGTATATGTATAATTGAAAAAATTGGTGCGATTTGCAGGACAATGAATTGCCCATGGTTGTTGAATCTCTATAAACAATACACAAAGGGTTTCGTGCAATTCTTCATTCATGATTGGCGGTTTTATTCCAAAAATAGAATTGATATATTGAATATGTTCAAAATATTTGTTTAATCCCAATTTCCGCAATATTTCGCGCATTTTATCATAATTCAATTCTTTCATGTCTTTGATTCGCTCCTTTTTTATACGATTGCGAATGAGTGTAATTACTTCTTCAGGTATTTGTGTCGTTTCTTTTGCCTGAAATTGCGATAGGATTTCTTTAAAGTGATTCAGACGAATATATGCAGTGTATGAAACCTCATTTGGGGGTTCTTTATTTGTGGGTTTTGCATTGTCCACAATATAGGTTATAAATTTGCCACATTTGCTATTATTACAAATGAGAATTCCTTCTTCATCTTGAGGAATCATTTCACCGGCACGACATGACTCACATATATCCGAGGGGACTACAAAATCTTTCATATTGATGATTTCATTTTTCACGTTTTTCCAATAATTTTGATAAGTATTTTTTGATTTTTCCACATTTTTTTCATTGTCATAATTTTGTGGGGCATCTACTAAAAAATGTTCTTTAATCTTAAAAAAACTGTTTACTTTATTCGAGTTTTGTACATTGTTTCCCACTGATATTTTTTTCTTTTCTTCAAAATATTGAAAAATATATTTTGAATTTTCCAACAAATATTTCTTTTTTTCTTTTTTCAAACACGCAATTTCCTCCTTTATTTTTTTATATTTGTCTTGCATATCCATATATTTTTCGATTTGCACTTTATCCATAGTTTTTAAGGTTTGTTTCAGTACTTTGAGTTCTTCTTTCAATTCTGGAATTTTCTTTGTTTCAATTTCATCAAACTTATTTATCATTTCTGTATGATTTTCATCAATTGTATTGATTTTAGAGTATTTTACATTTTTTTGGTTATTCATGTAGGAATAGTTGTTTTATGTATTTATGTGTATTTGTATGTGTGGTTTTATATATTTTTTAGACTAATTGGTTTACTCGTAAATAATCATTTTATGTTTTATTATAAAAATATATATGTCATCCCCTGATTTTACATTAGAATTAAATAGTGCAAGTGCTATAAAACTAGATAAGGTTCAATTTCAGAAAATGATTTTTATTATGAACGCTTTAGACAATGGATGGTCTGTAAAAAAAAACGAAGAAAGTTACATTTTCACAAAAAAACACGAAAATAAACGTGAAGTCTTTATGGAAAAATATTTAGAAAATTTTATTGTATCCAACATGAAATTGGATAAATAATAAGTATACTTGATAGTTAATTTTTTTGGAAAAACACATTCTTTGTAAACACCTATTTCATGTATACAATAGATTTTATTAGTATTTCATTTATACCAGCGAATATTTGAATACGCATTCCAAAGGGGTGCTCTATTCAATTCTGCCACTTGTAACTTAGTTGAAGATTCATCCACAGAGAGGATTGAATTCTTCAACGGTGTAAATAAGAAAAGGTGTAATGTTTGTTTTATTTTATTCTTTATTCTATATTCTTTATTTATTTAGCAAAAACCCCCCATTTTTTTTCTTTTTCTAGTATATAAAAAAATGGCTGGTGGTCTTATGCAACTTGTCGCCTACGGCGCCCAAGACGTCTTTCTTACTGGAACCCCTGAAATTACTTTCTGGAAGGTCTCATACCGCAGACACACTAACTTTGCTATGGAAAGCATTGAACAGACATTCTCCGGACAGGCTGACTTTGGTCGCCGTGTGACATGCACAATCTCCAGAAATGGTGATCTTGCTTACCGCACATACCTTCAGGTCACTCTTCCTGAGATCAACCAATCACTTTTGGCCTCTGGTGCTGGAAATGATGGTGTCTATGCCCGCTGGTTGGACTTCCCCGGAGAGCAACTTATTGCTCAAGTTGAGGTCGAGATTGGAGGTCAAAGAATTGATCGCCAATACGGTGACTGGATGCACATCTGGAACCAACTCACCATGTCTGCTGAGCAACAGAAGGGTTACTACAAGATGGTTGGTCACACCACCCAACTTACCTACATCACTGACCCCACATTCGCTGATGTTTCTGGACCATGTGCCGCTTCTGGAGGACCTGCTCAGGTTTGCGCTCCCCGCAAGGCTCTTCCTGAGACCACCCTCTACATTCCTCTTCTTTTCTGGTTCTGCAGAAACCCTGGACTTGCCCTTCCTCTTATTGCCCTCCAATACCACGAAGTCAAGATCAACATTGATTTCCGCCCCATTGGAGAATGCTTGTGGGCTGTCAAGTCTCTTTCTTCTGGAACTGGAACAGTCACTGTTTCTGCTGCTTACCAACAATCTCTTGTTGCTGCATCTCTCTATGTTGATTACGTATTCCTTGATACGGATGAACGCAGAAAGATGGCCCAGAACCCTCACGAGTACCTCATTGAGCAAGTTCAATTCACTGGTGATGAATCTGTCGGTTCCTCATCCAACAAGATCAAGTTGAACTTCAACCATCCTTGCAAGGAACTCATCTGGGTTGTCCAACCTGATGCCAACGTTGACTACTGCGCTTCTCTTGATAACACCCAACTTCTTTTCAAGACTCTTGGTGCTCAGCCATTCAACTACACAGATGCAATTGATGCTCTTCCTCCTGCTATCCATGCCTTCGGAGGACCTACTGAGACTGCTGGTTCATCTGCCTTCATCACAAGTGCTGGTCTTTTCCAAATGCCTGGTGCTATTGATGCATCTGGACTTAATGGCAATGTTGACTGGGCTTCTGCTGCCACCAACCTTACCCCCTTCCAGGACCAAGTTGGTTCCACAGTTACTGGTTCATCTCTTTCTGATGCCGGAACATTCGTTCTTGCCGAGACTGCTCTTGACCTCCACTGCTGGGGTGAGAATCCAGTTGTTACTGCCAAGTTGCAACTTAACGGCCAAGACAGATTCTCTGAGCGTGAAGGATCCTACTTCGATGTTGTCCAGCCCTTCCAGCACCACACCCGTGCCCCGGATACTGGTATCAACGTCTACTCCTTCGCTCTTCGCCCAGAGGAACACCAACCCTCTGGAACATGCAACTTCTCTCGCATTGACAATGCTGTCCTTCAACTTGTTCTTT